TACAGGGCCGTATCAATGGCGATGATGCCGAAGTCTTCAGTCGACTGGTTATAGATGGAATGGAACTTCGGCTTCAGCAGCCCGCCCATCTTGCCAACGCTGATGCCCGGCTGGTTGTCGTAGTCGAACTTCTTCTCGACCCAGTACGGAGCGCCCAGGTCAGCCAGAGCCAGAGCCTGTGCACCGCACAGCAGGACTCGCTGGCCATCACCGGTGCCGCTTTGACCCCACTTCTCGCCAGAAGCAGCGCCGGTCGTGTTATAGACGTAGCGATGCTTGTAGATCGCCATGCCGTCTAAATAAATCACGTTGGCACCCTGGAAAAGGGGGTTGTTGGGGCTACGCTCTCGGGCACTGCGATAGGCCTTCTGGAAGTTCTCATCCAGCTTCAGAGCCTCAAAACCCTTCGGGGTCATGAAGATGTTGTACCACTCCACGCCATTCTTCGTGCGAAGCGGGCGGATGTAGTTGTCTTCAGCCAGGGTACGGGCTTTGACGATCATCTCATAGGAGACCTGGTCTTCACTATCGTCGATAGCGCTCGTATCACCGGCTTCGAACCCCCCAGCGTTGCCGTCCCACCGATAGTGGCGGTTGGCCGAAGGGGCCGAGATGTCCGCAGCATAGGCCAGGTTGGCCAGCTCCTGCTTTGGACGGTTCGCGCCGTTGTTGGTCTTGGCGTAGGAAACCCCGGACATCGTCAGGAAGGCCAGCTGGTCGTGGCGGTTGGCCAACCAGTAGGCCAGGTTGTTTCGGGCATTCTCCCGGAACTTGACCACTGAGCGCTGGTCAGCCATCCGACCCTTGTTCCGCACCGCATGGCGCAGCTGGTCGATCTGGATGACCTGGTCGTCGCTGACCATCGCTTCCTCATTACCTTCGAGGAAACGGTCGCCTGCTACACCATCGTCTTCCAGGTCGGTGACCAGGGTGATAACGGCGCGAGCGCCCTTCTCATCCCGGGTCAGCTCGGTGATACGCTGGATCATTGAGTTTTCATCAGAGCCAAGGAACTGGTTGATGAACATATGTTCGCGAGCAGCCCGCCAAGTCGTTCGCTGCCATACGGTCAGCTGTTCGTCAGTCAAGGCTGCAAAGTTAGTAAGAGCCATTACGGCATCCTCCTTTGCTGTTGTCGAAGTTCACCTTGCTGTTCTATCGCGCCAGCGGGCGGAATGTCCGTTTTTAAAGGGCGTCCCCTCGCCGGCGTATCGTCGCCGGCGGACGTTATGGGAGATATTATACATAATCTCAAGGGATTGCAAATATCCTTACCCACTGAAAGTATCACCTCGAAGCTCGGCCAGCTCTTCTTCAGTCAGAGCGTCGAATTCCCGGTCGGACATGGACAGGATGTCCACGACCCCGGCCCGCTCGCTGCTGCGGCGACTGGAGTTTGACGGCGGCTGGGATTCCTGCACTCTGCGATTGCGCTTCTTGGGAGTCTTGGTCGAGCGACGCGTCTTGGGCTTGGGAGCATCTTCTTCCCGCAGCGACGGTTTCTCCGGCTCCGGAGCCTCAAGGTTTGCATACCTGACAGCCTCATATAGGGCAGCGGTGGGGGAATCCCCTCGGGCCTCGAAGGCCTTCTGCAATTTGAGGACTTCGCTTACCGCAGACTCGTCGAACTCATCTGCATCCGGATTGAGCTGAGGATACTCCGCCTCCAGCTGGTCGACGACGGCGTTATATCGGGCCCGCTCCTCGATTTGAGTAGCAGTCCGGTTCAGACGGGACTCGAAGATCTTCTCGGTCAGCGCCCGCTCTTCCTGGCGCAGCTCCTTGATCTTGACATCATCACCTTCCAGCATGGCTTCGGTCAGCTCCTGGTCGAGCTCCTCCATGCGGGCGGCAATCTCCGACTCCTGGAGCGGAGCTTCGCCGTCTTCGGCTTTTTTCTGAGCGGCCTCGATTTCGGCCAGACGGCGCTCGGCCTCCTTGCGACGTTCGTTTACGGCGTCGAAACGGGTCTTGGGGATAAAGTGTTGCCCCCTTTCTTTCTCGTCATCTTCCTCGTCTTCTTCCGGCTCATCTTCGGACTCGTCTTCATCCTCAGATTCGTCTCCGGACTCGGCGTCCTCTTCCTCGTCAGCTTCGTCGCCTTCGTCCTCGCCGTCCTCTTCGTCCTCGTCGTCGGCTTCTCCATCCGACTCGGCTTCGTCGCCTTCGTCCTCGTCGCCCTCGTCGTCCTCTCCATCTTCCATGAAGAAGTCTCCACGGGCTTCGGGGGAGTCGTCGAAATCGCTGCCATCATCGCCATCTTCGAGGTCTTCGAGGTTGACTTCCTCTTCTTCTTCTTCCTCTTCCTCTTCCTCGATCAGATCGTACAGTTCATCTTTTGCGGTCAAATCCATCTTGCTTCTCCTGCGGCTTGCGGTTGGGTTTCTCTTTCAGGTGCAGAGGCAGGGGCCTGAGCCTCCTGCCTGCGTTGCTCAAGGTCGGCGTCGAAGCGCCGCTCCTCCAATTGATGTCCTGCCAGGGTCTGGGCCTCCTTCAGAGCCTGAGCCCGGCGGCGAATGTCCATGCTCTCCTCGTTATGTTCGCGCTCCATGTCCAGCTTCTGGGCTTCGAGGAACAGCTTTTCAAGTTTCTCCGGGTCGTTGCCGGCGTTCTCGATCTCGGACAGGACCTTCTGCGCCCTGGCCTGCGAGAGCTGGGCCTGGGCCATGCGGGCGGCAATGGAGGCCTTCTTCTCCTCCATCTCCAGCTCCTGCATCATGCGCTCAAGCTCAACCTGCTCTTCGGAAGGCTCCTGGAAACCATTGGCCTTCTTGATCTCCTCCATGATCTCCGGCTTGCGTCCGAGATCGCTGAACTCAATGAACAGGTGGCCCGGGATCTTGATGCCCAGCTCGGTCTGCATCTCCTTGAGCTGATCGAACTGGGCCTGCTCGTATGAGTCGCGCTGCGGGGCCGGGGTGACAATGACCCCATACTCCCCCAACGTGATGTCATTCTTGATCGAGCCATCCTCCTGCGGCTGATTGATGACGATGTCCTCAACCTCTCCCCGGATGGAGTTGCCCACGATGCGGATGTGGCGCTCCTCGGAATAGAACCGCTGGAGCAGGTCCAGGATGCGTCGGGCCAGGAGCTTGCGGGTGAAGGACATGGACTCGAAGATCATGCCCATGCTCACCAGGGAGGCCTCGCGTCGGGCCTGAATGGCCTTGCCGGGGGTCTGCCCCCGCGCCACACCGCGAGACTCCTCATCGATGCCCGAAATCGACTCCAGATCCCTTCCGGCCTTCTCAGACACCCGGTCGAGGCCCTGGGGAATGTTCACCGGCTGGATGCGCTCGACATCGCCGGGGTCTTCGGCATACTCAATGACCAGGCCAGTCTTGGCCCCTCGCTGGCCCAGCTCGTCGAGCGTCATGTTCGTCAGTCCGCCCCGGCGCACTTTCCACCCGGCGTTGGCCGTACCGTTGACGATATGCAGCTCCTGGGAGCGCTGCTTGTTGTAGTTCATCTGTGGGTCGATCAAGTCCTCGACCAGCCCGGCGGACTTGCCCCGGCGGAAAATCGGGAACCAGGGGATGATGGTGAACGCCGCGTATGGACTCTCGTCATCATGGAGCAGGACCGAGCCGCAGGACACCGTCCAGCGCACGAGCTGGGCCGTCTCCTTGCGGACCTCAACCTCGCCCCCATACATCTCCAGGACGGCGGCGATCTCCTCGTCGTCCCAGGACGGTGGGACCCGGCGGATGTCGCCAGTCACCAAATTGACGAAGTGGTCCTTCTTCTCAATGGTGCGGTACTGGCGCTCAATGACACGGTAGCGCCTCATGGCCTTGCCGCTGGAGTCGTAGTCCACGGTGGCGAAATCCGTCCTGCCGAACGTGTCCTTCGAGATGCTGTCCCCCCGGTCCTCCTCGTCTATAGCCGCCTCGGCCTTCTTGACCTTCTTGGCCTTGTCTTCGCCGTAACGCAGCTCGATGTCCTGGAGGGTGTGGTAGGTCACGATCAACACTTCGTTCCAATCCGCCGGGTCAGCGCTGTCGCTGTCCGGGTCGGGGATGACACTCTTGGGGTTGGGTACGTTGACCTGGACCTCACCCATCAGATTGTCGTCGAAGCCGATGCGAACGTCGTAGTAGGCCCGAGAGGAGATCACCCCGTCGAGCCACAGGATCGACTCCTTGTTGGGCAGGTCCTGCTCGTTGGAGACGTGGATGTAGAGCTTCGTGAGCGCGTCGGCCACCTCGGGGGTGCCGGCAGCCGATGGGACGAACTTGATGTCGGCCCGGTTGGCCAGGAACTCCCCGGTGGCGTCGCGGATGATGGGCTTGATGCGGTTGATGGTGAGCGCTGGCCGGCCCTCCGCCGCCAGCTTATTCTTGTCAGCCTCTTCCCACTGGTTGGAAAAGAAGAAGTCGTCGCAGCGGTCGTGGTGGCGGATGAACTTGTCATGGTTCTGCCGCTTGGCGAACTGGTATCGGTCCCGGTTATACCGCGCCTTGTCCAAATCCGTCTTGGGGACGTAATCTTCGTATTTCATGCTGACATAAATCCTGTGTCTCGGTCCATCTGCCCCCGGGAATATTCCTCAATCAACTGCTCCACCGTCTTGTCCCTGCGGCGGGACATGGCCGGGGGGCGTACCAGCGGCTTGTCCTTGACCATCCTCACCAGCCATGCCAGCGAGTCTACGATATCGTCATGTACTCCGGCGTCGAAGCGCAATAGCTCAGCTTCCGCCGTACTGAGCCAGGGGGCGTGTCTGGGCCAGTAGATGCGGTGGTTCTGCATCCAGCCGGCGGCGGGTGTCGCCCGCAGGCGCTTGTCCTGGATGGGGCGCAGGTTCTTGTTCATCACCGGAGCCACCTTCTGCCTCTCGAACGCCTCCTGTAACAGCCTCTCGATGGCCAGGAACAGCTGCCCGTATTCAATGCCAAGCTCGGCTGCATTGTACCTGTATTTCATATACATCGTCACTATGGCCTCGACCAGCGACTTGTCGCGTACCCGCTTGCGGAACATCTCCAGGATGTAGAGCGTGTTCACCCCGCCTTTCGGGATGAGTACGCCGGCCAAGCCGACCGAGTAGTCGTTGCGGGCCTTCTCCCCCACCGCCAGGTCCCATGCAAAGTACACCGGATAATCATGCAGCGCCGGTGGGGAGTTGTAGTAGGCGAAGTCCTCCTTGGCGAAGAAGTCCCCCGAGTCGGGCACAGGTTTTTGCTGGTACAGGGCCGACCACTGCTGGGAGGTAGCCCCGGCCTTGCGAGTAAGCCACTCGGTGGCGGTATGGCGTTCGG